ACATCCTCGAATGCCGCGAATAACGTCCCGCTCTCATCGAACATCGGGAGGAGCTTTTCGTTTATTTTCTCCTCGATCTTGCGGAGCCTCGGTTGGATGGCGGCCTTGGCGTGCTGAAACTGAGCCCCCTCGACGTTGGCCCGGATGGCGTCCTGCGCCCAAAGTGCAATCGGCGTTCCGAAGGCAGCGCAAATCTCTTCCCGCGTGATGCGCCTGCCCTCGATAAAGCTAATCTCCTCGTTCGTCATGCTGTCCCGGACGTACTTGAGGCCCGGCGGCAGGATGGCAGTCTCGCCGCCCTTCCCCGCCCCGGCATATCGCTGTTTCCACTCTTCGCGGAGCCGATCCACCTCGACGCTGGATACCTCGCTTGTCGATTCGAGCACCCCGCCCGTCCGCGCCTTCTTCTCGAATAGTGCCTCCTCGTACTCGTACATCTTGGAATTCGTATAGACGGCATCGCATATCCCGCGCACAACGCCCATGCCGCGATACTGGCTGGCCGGGTTCGGGAAGGAAAACGCGACGATATCCTCAATCGGAACGTCGAATTTGACAGCCCCGCGTTCATACCGATACCCCGTGATGAAGTCCTTAAACGTCTTGCCGGGGATTGGCATCATGTACTGACTCGGGATGGGCCAGAGTTCGACGGGCTGGTTGAATTTGCCCTTGATGATATACCAGTATGCCTCGCCCATGAGGTCAAGGAACATGATCGTCAACTCCATCAGGTCCGAACGATTCATAAACGGATTGACGTTCTCCATGAGGTTCAGGAAGGCATGCTCCGTGACCTCCTCGACGTCGGTAGCCTTGGTGCGCCAGTGGGGGGCGAGTCTTGATTTGATTCGCCTATCAACTTTCGCAGTCTTGATCGAACGCCATGCCTTCCCGCCCTCGGGCACGCGGGCATAGAGTTCAAGCGGCACGGCGGCGCAGGACTGAGCATTTAGACTGGCACAGATATAGACCCATGACGTGAACTGGTCTATAGCATCCATCTTGCTGATAGGCTTGCGACCCTTCATGAGTCCTTCGCCCCAATAACGGGAATCGAGCCAGGCGGACGGATCGCCGACGGGCGCATTCCCACCCTTTACAAGCCGCCGGAGCCGTCCCCATCTTAGGGCAAGGCGTTCCAGCCCATTCAAGCGTTCTATTTTATCCATCGGTTTATTGTCCTCAGATGAAATGAAAGTGCCGCGCCCCCGCATTGATCCGCGCCCAATTAGCCAGGGCCAGCCCTATAACGCAGTCATCGTGCTTTCCTTCGGGAGCCGAGTATTTAATCCCCGAGGCCGTTATCTCATAGCCGAACATCTTCAGCTCGTTTGTCTGGACATCTTCTTTGAGTAGCCTGATGGTCTCACCCTCAAAGGCCAGCATCAGGGATTCGATGAGCTTCTTCTTAGATTCGTGCGTAAACTTGTAGCCTATAACGTCTAGGCCAGCATTGCGAAGGTCGTCAAATATAGGATCGCCAATGCCCGTCGAGTCCATGCATATCCGCGCGCCATATCTCTTAGCCGTCTCGGCGATGAGCCCCTTTTGATACGGCCAGTCCAACTGGTTCAGACGGTTGAAATGGACTTGGAAGCCCTGATCATCGAGAATACTCAGCACTGTGAAGTCAACGTGCTTAGCTAAGTCAACGCCCATGAAGTATTGACGATTAGCAACTGCGCCTGACCGCTCTGCCCCGATGGCCTTGTCCACGTTTCTAAAAACGGAGGATGCATCGTCAAGGAATAGTCCGAATATCTCTTGGTCCCTGACGACAATGGGAAGATCAGCGGCCAGTACGTCTATGTCCACCTTGGGGATGAACGGATTATCGTAGCTTGTGAAATGGAAATGCTTCCAATCTTTATATTTCGGCTCTTGTCTATCCTGGGCCTGCGTCGCCAAGTCGAAAAACAGGTTCTTCCCCTTCGGCGTCCCCCCGATGAAGATGTCGGGATTGAAGTCCATCGCCATAGGCCGGATGGCATTCTCCCAGAGATAGGGGTCATTGAGAATGATGCCGGCTTCGTTAAGCAAAATGAGCCGATAACCAAACCCCTCGATGCGCTCCGGCTGATCCGCACTTCTGAAATCGAGCTTGGAGTCAAAGATCGTTAGCTCTTTCTTCTGTTGCCGCCATGACCAGTATTGCGATGGCAACCTACGCAGAACTGGGTAGAAATAGCGTTCGACGTAGCGGTCTATGTTCGAGTTTACGGTATCTGTCCAAAGAATTGGGGTAGTGCCCTCCAGCATCTTTTCAATGCAATAGTTGGCATAACCCCTCGTCAACCCCCATCGCCTGCCTTTAACAATAACCTTTACCTTCGCTGGGTCATTGAAGACTAATTGCTGAGCAGGATGATAGATTATCTTGAGTTGGCAAAGATCGCGCGCTGAGTCTGTTGTCATTTAGGCCAAGTAGGAGAGATTGCCAATGCTTCCGATTGCCATTGGTACGCCGGTGACATAATAGGCAGAGAGTAATAAGATTGCACCCGTCATTGTTTTTTCGGTTATAATCGATGTGGTGGACATCATGTTTTCGACCATTTTCCATAGCGCCGCACCCAGGCATCTGGCACCTCCGCTTGTCCCTAAGGCGAATGCCCTCTCGCATACTGCGCCATCCGGGGGCGTAATCCTCGAGGGATGTTCCACCTCGCCAATTGGGATTAGTAATGCCAACATGAGTAATTTTTTTGACCGCGGATATTTTCGCCCGATGCTCAGCCGATAGGGTTCGACCCCACCAATAACATTTTGCTCCGGCATATTTTCCCTTGCGGGCTAAGCTTAATTTCGCCTTTGTCTCGGTAGACATTGGCTTTCCCAGATTCCATCCGGCAATCCCCGGAAGCCAACGGCCCGTCAAGGGATTGCGACATGATTCGGTCATTCTTCCCGTCCATTGGGGTCTATGGTGGTGATGACCTTCTCGAGCCGGACGCGGATGGGCGCGCCATCTTGACCACTCACGTTGAGGTCCGCCGGAAGCATCTTGGTAATCCACTGATAGAAGGCGGCCTTGTTGTGATTCGAGGCATTGACCCATTTGAGGAGTCCGTCCTCCCCGCCCGTGCGCTCAAATACGTTGAGGAAGGCGACCTTGAGGGTGGTAAATTTGCAGACAACCCCCTTGGGTTTACCCTTTGGGTTTCCGCTCTGACCTTTCTTGAATGGCATATTGATTATTGTTGATATTTTCAGCCGAATCGACGATGGCCACGACGACCTCTTCGTCGGCTCTGTGAAGCCGTTGTAGAGCGTCCATCACTTCATCCGTCGGCAGGAACCGGAGCCTGATTTCCCCTTCCTTATCGCCGCTCACGAGGCTCTTGACGCTGATGCTTTTAATTAACGCGGGAAAGGCGGTTTTCATGCTTTATTTGTGGGCGGCATTAACGCAGGACGAAACCTTTTGTCTAGTCGCCCATCGTGATTACAAGGTGGAGCCGGGGTAGGGAATTTCACCCATTAAGCTATCGTGCCAAGTTGCAACCGAGGAGGCGCGGGAAGGCGTCTCCCTTGGTCGTATTTACGCCTTGAACGCTCCCGGCATTGTTACTTCTCTCTGCATGTTTTAATGGCCGATTCGAAAACCAGAGTCCAAACCTTCATCGTTTCGGCTAATTTATGTTGAGCGTCCTCAAGAGCCCGCTGAATAGATCCATCTTTCAATGCCTCAATGAATTCTCGCTCTGTTTTTGTCAAGTCAATCTTCCTTCCTCTTATGTTGTTACTTAATCTCTACACTTATGAATAACTGTTTATTAATTGGTACACCACGTTTCTTAGGAAGGCTGGACGTTCATGGGGTAACGTTTGACAATTCCTCGGTAATAATGATTACTTTAATAAGCGCGTTCGTTATTAAAGCGAATCGCCCTTCGCCTTAATAACGGTTGCCGCCATAATTGCAACAAAAATGGCTTTAATGACGGCAAAAATAGTATAAACGATAATAAATGGAATGATGATCGGAAGCATACATACGCAAAAAATGCCGACAATGGCCGCTCCGATGATTTGACCGATGCGCTTCATTCCTTCTCCTTATCGTTAAGGGCGGTGATCTTCTTTCTCAGGCGCTCCAGTTCTTTCGCCGTGACTTCCTCGAAATCCCATTTCTCCCTCAGTTTATAGAATTCCTTTAGCTTCTTCGTAAAGAACCGGATCTCCTCGATGGCGTATTTATCGGCACCCATTTCGTAAACTTCGATGCGGCCTCCGACATACTCGAAATAGGCAGGATCCATTACGCACTCTTCCACGAATGACAGGAAATATGTCTTGCCTT